TTAGCAGAACTAGGATAAGCATGATGATTGTTATGCCATCCTTCACCAAAGGTTAATGCTGCTACCCACTTATTATTTCGTGAGTTATCTTCTGTATCATAGGGTCTTTCTCCCCATGTATGTGTTGCAGAATTAACTAACCATGTTACATGATACACAACAGCTAACCTAAGCGGTATGCCCCATAACACCAAAGACCATCCACCTATAAGATAAAGAGTAAGACCTAAGGGAACTTGTAACAATAAGAACCATTTATCTAACCATCTAAAATAAGAATCAGTTCTAAGATCTGCGGTATATTTACGAACATTATTCTCAGCCGGAACATCAACAAACATCCATCCTATATGACTCCACCAGAATCCTTTATTCATATCATGTGGATCGGGATCTGTATCCGAATACTTATGATGTTGACGATGTATTCCTGACCAAGTAATAGGACCATACTCAGCACTTAGTGCTCCGCATGTAGCAAAGAATCTTGCTAACCATTGAGGAACTTTAAATGATTTATGAGATAGAAGTCTATGATATCCTAGGGTTACCCCAAGACATGCTGTAACCCAATACAGAATAAAAAGAGTTGCTACTGCTCCCCAACTCCAAAACTGAGGGAGAAGTGCAACTCCTGCGAGTATATGTATTATCAACATGAATAATATAGTTGGCCACTTATAGTTGGTCAAATTCCTAGTAATTTACGTTGACGTTCAAAGTAGTCATGAAGAATCCATGAGCTACTATTCATTTTATTTTCCCCACCAATACCAAATTTGAATTCTACTCTTGGATCATCACCAAACCCTTTAATTTCAGGAGTATTAGTTTGAATTCTATCACCACCATTACAAAAAATAACCTTATCCGAAATTTCTAAACATTTAGCAATAGCACCACAAGCCGACTCATCGGAATCATCCCATGATATAACAGCGTCAACCATACTTAGATGACGAACAATATCTGCTCTTTCGGTAAAACATTGAAAGTACTGTCCTTTCTTACGCTTCAACCAAGGATCTCCATTCAATCCAACTACAAGATAGTTTGAGAGATCCTTTGCTCTTTTAAAATATGATATATGTCCACTGTGAATAGGATCAAATCCACCAGTAACAAGACTCACTTTATCAAAAATCATTAAATCACCATCCCATGTGTTTCACGTAAAATCTGTTTATAAGGACCACCTGGATTTGCATCTCTTGTTTCTTTAATCAACTTAAGTTTTTGAAACAACGCAGTATCACCACCCAAATGCAATGCACTTATAATAGTGGCAAGTTCTTTATCGTCGATTGGTAAATCCATTTCAGGAAAAAAAGAGTTCTAAGTTTACAGTTTTTTCAACATTCCACCCAATAGCATCAAGAATGATTTTGAGTGGTTCCAAGAAGGCTTTGTCAAATTGTAAATCATAATCGACATACTTGTCAAGACCAATCTCACTAGGAAAATCCTGAATAAACGAAATAATATTCTCATGAATAATATTAGGTTTTTTCAGGTAGCAAAATTTAATCTTTTCACCATTCTGGATAAGAGAGTACTTATTATCCAACTTATGCTTCTTCACATAATGATTGTATAACAATGCACCCCGTATATGTATAGGAGTTCCTTTTGCATATATTGTAGAGTGTGCTTTATATTTTTCTACATTAGATGCAGACCTTGGAAAGGATATTTCTTCAGGTGGTAATGACTTAAATTCCCTCCGCGAATTATCAATAAAATCAATCACCTCATCCTCTGTTCCATTCATCATTATCTTC